AGAGCCGCGCTTGTCCTCGCGCAAGCCGCTCGCACCGCACAACCAGCACCGCCGCTCGCACGGCGCGTCGCCCTCCAACCAGTACGTCTCGTGGAACAGCCTCGAACCACCACACCCACCCCACCGCCCCGCGAACCGCACGCGCTCCACCAACCAGCGCGCCCTCACGAACCGCTTCCTCTTGTGCACCATCGGCGTCCAGCCCGTCCAGAACATCACTCCACCTCCAAGTCGAAGTCGTCCCACACCAACTCAGCGGGATCCACAAACACCGAACGCTCCACACCAGCCACATCCGCCGCGAACTCCAACGCCAACGGATCAGACGAACACGCGAGCCACCCCACCCTGCTCACGTCGAACAACGACTCCTGCTGCAACATCATGACCTCCAAGGTCTCTGTGTGCCAACACAGAACCCAGCGAAGACAAGAAGTCAAGGGTGGATTCCTTACCCGAGCAAAGCGAGGGCGAACATACCCTGATGGGTATGTGAGTATTCGCAAAGCGAATATAAGGGGGACCCTTTACTTCGCAGTCTGAGCGGGTACAATGCCAAGGCACAGAGAAAAAAAACAAACATGCTCCACACTGCTGACATGAACAACACCAAACACAACAACACAACAACAGGGTATAACACACAATCGTAGCACAACCTATCGTATTCGTCCATAAAAACACTCCGAAGTATATGGGGGTAGGCTTTACAAATGCTTTGCTGGGTCTTTACAGGCTTTGATAACTGAATAGCAGAACCCAATCCCCCGTTCACCATTCCGTCTCTATATGTAATAACTCATAGATATTTTTCGTTCACGTGTTTTTTGTGTTAAGTGTTTGTTAAGGTTTGTTTTTTGGTGTCACTTTTTTTGGGTTTTGTTCGTTATTTATAGTAGAGGGTTCTTTTTGTTCTTTATAGGATTCTTTATGGTATTGTTTTTTTTGTTGTTCTTTATGTTCTTTATGCCGAGGGGGGTGTTTTGATTGTCTTACGCTAATATGGATGGTGTTCCTACTCAGACTGCTGGGACGAGTGAGATTCTCGCTTCGGATTGGAATACGTATGTGCGTGATAATTTTGATTCGATTAAGTTTGGTCATGTGACTGTTGCTGATAATACTGCTAAGAGTGCTCTTAGTGTTGCTGAGGGTACGATGGTGTATCAGTTGGATAATCAGAAGGTGTTTGTGTATTCTGGTTCTGCGTGGGTTGAGGTTGCTGATCTTGATCGTACGGGCGCTTTGCCGGAAACTAGTCCGGGGCATTTGATTGTTGCTGATAATACTGCTAAGACGGCGCTTACTGCATCTGAAGGTATGATGGTATATCAGTCTGATAATAATAAGGTCTTTGTGTATGATGGGTCTTCGTGGGTTGAGGTTAATGATTTGGATAATCCGGGGGCTTGGAGTGATGCGGCGCCGCGTGGTATTTATGGTGGTGGTGTTCGGCGTATTATGGCGAATAATAATGGTTTTACGAATAATACTACTTATGCTGATTTTCCTAATGCTACGGATAAGGCTGCTATGGATTTGACGTTTGTAAAGGAAGTTTCTGGTACGGCTTTGTTTGTTCAGATGCAGGGTAGTGTTAGTCTTGATTCTGGTGTGGCTCAGAATATGTTTTTGGGTATTTCAATTGGTGGTTCTGATTATGATGTTGCTCAGTATTATTTTCCTTCTACTGGTAGGTTGCCTATTGTAGGGTCTAATGTTCTTACGGGTATTAGTGCTGGTTCTTTGGCGGTTAAGCCTCGTTTTAAGACGGGCGCTGCTTCTGCTAGTACGTTTGCGGTTAATGTTGATTTTGTTTCGTATACTATTATTGAGGTTAGGGTGTAGGGGATTATTGTGTTTAATTCTAATGTTCAGCCTCGTATCCGTAAGGTTGATGTTCCTAAGGAGCCGTGGTTGTGTATGAAGTGTAGTGAGGAGAATCCTCATTATATGGCTAGGTGTAATGAGTGTAATGCTCGGAGGCCGCACTAGGAGGCGTGGTATGCCTAATTATTCGTTTAAAGAAGGTGTTACTGTTGCGCCTAGTGATCTTGAGGAGATTCTGCTTAGGTTTCCTGAGAAGGTTGGTTGGTTTTTGGCGAAGGGGTATGCGCCTCATTATTATCAGACGCTTTTTCATTGTAATAGTTTTGAGGATAGGTTGACTCGTTTTCGTCATCTTGTGGCTGGGCGTCGTGGTGGTAAGACGTTGAGTGCTGCTTGGGAGGTTTTGTTTTATTGTTTGCATCCTGAGCAGTTTCATAGGGATGCTTATGGTCGTGATGATGATGCGCCTTTGTGGGTTTGGGCGACGAGTAAGGATTATAAGGTGTTGCGTCCTGCGCTCCTAACTTTGCGTAAGGTTATTACGGAGGCTGGATTGTCTATTGGTAAGGATGTGAAGGAGAATCGCGGCGCAATGACCTTTGAGTTTCCTAATGGTAGTCTTGTGGAGTTTAAGTCTTCTGATGATCCTCAGTCGCTTCGTGGTGCTGGTTTGGATATTCTTTGGATGGATGAGGCTGCGTTTATTAGGAGTGCTGAGCCTTGGCAGGTTATGCGGCCAGCATTGTCGGATAAGCAGGGGCTTCTTATTACTACGACGACTCCTGATGGTAAGAATTGGTTTTATGATGAGTTTTGGAATAAGGCTGCTATGAAGGATCCTAATCAGGGTCGCGTGGAGTATCGTAGTATTGATAATCCGTATTTTCCTAAGAAGGAGTGGGAGTATACGAAGCGTAGGTATCATCCGTTGTTGTTTGCTCAGGAGTATATGGCGGCGTTTGATAGTATGGCTGGGCGTGATTTGTCGGGCGAGTGGTTGCATTATTATTCTGATGATGATTTGCCGCGTACTGCTGATGGTACGCTTCAGAAACTCCGACGGTATATGGGTGTTGATCCTGCGGTCAGTATGAGTGGTCGTGGGGATAGGTTTGTGATTAGTGTGGTTGGTGTGGCTGATAATAATCAGGTGTTTTTGTTGGATCAGTATGCGGCTAAGATTCCTTTTGCGGATCAGTTGGAGAAGATTCAAGAATATTATTTGCGTTTTCAACCTGAGATTATTGGTATTGAGTCGAATGCGTATCAGGCTGCGCTTGTGCAGCAGACTGAGCGTTTGCCTAGTATGCCGCCTGTTGTGCCTATTTTTGCGAGGGGTAAGAAGTATGAGCGTATTATGGCTATGAGTCCATTGTTTAGGATTGGTAAGGTTCGTATTCGGCAGGAGCATCGTGATTTTATTGATGAGTGGATTAATTATGATGCGAGTGTGCGTAATCCTAAGGATGACTGTTTGGATAGTGTTGAGATTGCGTTAAGGACGGCGGGCGCGTTGTTGGGGGATTCGTGGGTTTTTGATGAGAATAGTGGTGGGTCTAGTGTTTTGCCTGATTGGGTGGTTGCTGATAGGCCGTCTGGTAGGCGCGAGGATTCTTTTGTTGACGAGATGATGGGGAGTATGTGGTGATGAGTTGGATTAGTAGTCCTGATAATGCTGCGGATGCTGTTACTGGTGAGCGTATTTTTCCAAAAGAGCGTGTTTTTGATACGCAGATTCTTAATAAGCGTTTTTCGTTTGATAATTCTAAAAATCAGTTAGTTAAGGAGTCTACAATTGTTTGGTTGGCGGAACAGGCAGGATTCACTGTTATTACAGGTGATGTTAGAGATTCTGGAGACTCAAAAGGTGTGGACGCAGGAGATGTTGAGGTTGGAGACGGAGAGGCTCCGGTTAGAAAAGGTAAGGTTAGAGGGAAGTAAGCCGTTGGATAATGTTCCTGTTGGTCAATTGCGTGTTAGTGAGGATGAGCAGGATGCTGATTGGGCTTTAAAGAATGGTATTATTGATTTGGCTGAGTATAAGATGCTTTTGGAGCAGTCTGGTCTTGCTCCTTCTGATGTGGAGTTTGTGTAGTGAGGCTTTGGGGTCTTCTTGCGTGGTTTTGTGAGGATCCTGCGGATTTGCGTAGGGCTGTTTTGTCGTATGCGCCTCTTGTTAATGGTATTGTTGCGGTTGATGGTGATATGCAAATTGCTAAGGCTGCTAGGGAAGCGTATTTTGCTAATTATTGGAAGTTTATTGATAAGCATCCTTTTTTGCAACTTCATGTTGGTGAGGGCGCGGATGGGGTTAATTCGCCTTTGAGTCAGGTTAGGGCTATTGAAGATGCGTGTGAAGAGGCTGGTTTAGAGTGTATTATTATTCGTCCTGATACTATTTGGCAGGGTGAGACAGATAAGTTAAATTTCTGTTTTAATATTATGCACGAGTATTGTGATTGGTTTACGTATATTCATGCTGATTTTGAGTTAGATAATGATACTACTAATGTTGCTGATGTTTGTAAAGAGTTGGCTGCTTTAAAAAATACTAATGTTGTTTGGGCTAAAGAGTGGGCGGTTGATAATCCTAAAGAAAAGAAGACTAGTAGGCAGGATATTAAGGCTGGACAAGAGGGCTTGTCGCCTTTGTTTATTAGGGCTTCGCCGTATCTTAGTGTTAAGAAACGGCATTGGTACTGGTTTTATACTCCTCCTGTTGGTCAACGTTTATGTTTGACTAAGCGGCTTATTGGTAGTGAGAAAATTAAGGGTTATAGGTATGAGAGCGAGTATCATTTAAAGGCGCCTTTTAGGGTTAAGCATTGGGTTTTGTGGCAGGATAAGTTGCGTATGCGCTTTAAGCATGAGTATTTGCGTGTTAAAAATAGCCAGTTTCATGAGACTGGTATTGATTAGGGGGGTGAGTTGTGGCAGAAGAGTATTCGGATGGGTATTCTAACGAGGATAAGCCAGAGGGGTATGCTCCTGCTGATAAACTCGTTAAGATGGTTGAGGAGTTAGAGCGGCAGCGCGAGCGTATGGAACAACAATGGAAGTTGAATTTGTCGTTTTATAAGGGTAAGCAGTATGTTTTTTTTAATCGTCGTTCGCGGCGTATAGAGTCTCTTCCTACTGATGATGGGGATAAGCCGCGTTATCGTGTTCGGCTTGTTGCTAATCAGATTGCTCCTCATTCTAATAGTTTGTTGGCGCGGTTGACGAAGACTAAGCCTACGTTTTTTGCGACTCCGGGTCAGGGTTCGTATGAGGCGCAGAAGGCTGCTGAGGTTGCTGAGTCCTTGTTGGATTATTGGTGGGATCGGTTTGGTCTTGCTTCTAAGCGCGAAGAGGTTATGTTGTGGAGTATTATTTGTGGTAATGGTTTTTGGAAGATTAGTTGGGATGATACGGCTGGTTCTAAGGTTAAGTTGATGGTTGATCCTGATGGTACTCCTATTGTGAATCCTTTGTTGGAGCATTTTTTTGGTCAGCGTCTTGCAAGTATGGGTATTGATCCTTCGGAGTTTGAGCGCGAGGTTTTTGAAGGCGAGATTAAGGTGGATGTTATGTCGCCTTTTGATGTGTTGTTGGATGATTCTGCTCAAGTATTTGAGGATTGTAAATATGCTATTTGTGTGCATCCTATGAGTCCTGAGGATATTAAGAAGCGGTATGGTGTTTTGTTGAAGCCTAATGCTGTGAATAAGTATCCTGACGAGTCGCTTCCGGGTGTATTTGGGAATAGTAATTCTAAGACAAAAGAGAATATTCGTATGGTGTATATTGGGTATTTTCTTCCTAGTCCTAAGTATCCTGATGGTCGTTATGTTGTGTTTACGAAGGATCCTAGTATTGTGTTGTTTGAGTCTGAGTGGCCGTACCCGTTTTTGGAGTTGCCTCTTGTGAAGTTTCCGGGTGTTCGTGTTCCGGGTCAGTTGTGGGATCAGAGTGTTGTTGAGCATGCTATTCCTCTTCAGAAGGAGTTGAATCGTACGTTGTCGCAGATTATTGAGTATAAGAATCTTACGTTGAAGCCGCAGATGTTGGCTCCGGTGGGTTCTTTGCGTCAGCGTATTACGGATGAGCCGGGGGCTATTTTTGAGTATAATCCTGTTGCTGGGCGCGTGCCGGAGCAAATGCCGCTTCCGGGGTTGCCTAATTATGTGTTTGAGCAGTTGCAGGATATTGGTGCTCGTTTGAAGGATATTTTCGGGTTGAATGAGGTTGTTGAGGGTAGTGTGCCGCCTAATGTTGAGGCTGGTGTGGCTATTGATCTTCTTCAGGAGGCTGCTACGGATAGGCTTGCTCCGCAGATTCTTATGATGGAGAAGGGTTTGGAGCGTGCTGGTAATTTTATGTTGGAGTTGGCGCAGAAGTATTATCAGGAGCCGCGTATTATTATGCTTAAGGGTGCTGGTTCGCGCCCTAAGGTGCAGCGGTTTGAGTCTGCTGATATTATTGCGGGTGTGCAGGTTAAGGTTGAGACTGGTAGTGGTTTGCCGCGTACTCGTGCTGGTCGTCAGGCGCGTGTTATGCAGATGCTTCAAATGGGTATTATTAGTCCTACGAAAGCGTATAAGTATCTTGATCTTGCTGATTTTCGCTCGTTGCAGGCGCAGTTTGAGGCGGATGAGGAGCAGGCTATGCGTGAGCATGATAAGTTGATGCAGGGCGTTCCGGTTAATGAGCAGGCGGCTATGAAGGCTCAGACTGATTTGCTGGCGGCGCTGGCTAATCCTCCTGTGGATCCTGAGACGGGTGAGATGATGGCGTTGGATCCTGCGTTGATGCAGGCTACGATTGATGCTCCGTTGCAGCCGTTGCCGTTTGAGAATTATGCTACGCATCTTGAGGTGCATGCTGCGTATATGAAGAGTCCAGAGTTTGAAGAGTTGCCTTTGGATGTTCGGAATCGTTTTTATCAGCATTTTGAGTTTACTCAGCGGGCTGTTGAGAGTGCTAAGAGTGTTCAGGGTGAGGCGCCTCGTGTGTCGCTTCAGTTGCGTGGTCCGATTGGGCCGTCTACTGGGTCGAAGATTCTTCAGCAGGCTGGTGTTAAGGGTGTTACTCCGCAGGAAATGTTGGAGCCTCCGCTTGATACGGTTATTATTGATAATAAGGATAAGCCTAATGCTCCTGATGCGCAGTTTGCGCAGTTGGATCAGTATCAGCAGGATGTGATGACGAAGTTGGTTGCGAATGATGCTATGCGTAATCAGCGGATGCAGGCGGAGATGGATAAGGAGGCTGCGAATCTTGCCCCGTAGTAAGCCTCGTTGGTCTGATGATGATAAGGCGGCTGTGTATGTTGCGTGGATTGCTAATGATAAGAATATTCGTCAGACTGCGCGGGAAACGGGGATTGCTCATACTACGTTGAGGTATTGGGTTTCTGAGTGGCGCGAGAATGGGCCGCCTGATGATGTGGCTGATAAGGTGCCTGTTAAGGTTGAGGATTTTGTTGAGCGTGCTAGTCGTATTCGTAGTTCTGCTATGGATAAGTTGGAGGAGTTGATTCCTCAGGCTGAGGCTAAGCAGATGGGTACGCTTGGTACGATTGTTGGTATTATGGATGATAAGATTCGTTTGGCTACTGGTTTGGCTACGAAGCGTACGGAGACTGTGCATACTCTTCCTACTCGTGAGGAGATGAAGGAGTTGATGGGCGGTTTTGTGGAGGGTGTTGTTGGTGCGGCTGAGGCTCGCGCTGCGGAGATTATTGATGGTGAGGTTATTGTAGAGCAACCGGAAAAGGCCGGACTCTTAGACAAGGGAGATAGTGATGAGTGAGATTGATATGGATGGCGCTATGGATGCGCTGTCGGCTGCGTTGCCTGTTGAAGAGGGTGATGTGGCAGTGGATGAGACTGTTGTTGACGACAATCAGGTTAAGGCCGAATCGTTTACGAAGTTTGATCCTAATACGCTTCCTGAGGATTTGCAAACGGTGTATAAGTCTATGCAGGCTGATTATACTCGTAAGACTCAGGAGGTGGCGGATATTCGTCGTCAAATGACGGCGTTTTCCGAGTCGGGGGTTGATCCTAGCGATGCTTTGGAAGCCACCCAATTCCTTCAGCGGCTTAATCAGGAGCCTGCTATTGCAGCAGAGTTTGCGAATGATATTCAGCGCCGGTTGGAACAAATGGGTTTTGGTCAGCAGGCTGTGCAGGATGATGCACCGAATGACGTTAGTTACGAGGGGCTTCCGCCCGCGCTTGCTGCGGAGTTAGAGGAGATGCGTGCGTTTAGGGCGCAGATGCTTGAGCAGCAGGAGCATGCGGAGATTATGGGTGTTTTGGAGGAGCAAGAGCAGGCTATTCGTGTTGCTAATCCTCATTATTCTGATGAGGATATTGATACGATTTATTCTTTGGCGTATGCGACTGATGGTGATTTGAATGCTGCGGCTGAGCAGTTTCATGCTATTCAGCAACGCTTGTTGGGGAATTATATGCAGGCTAAGAGTGTTCCTGATGGTGCGCGGATGGTTCCGGGTGGGCCGTCTAGTGCTCCGTCAAAGGAGTTTTCTTCTCTGGAGGATGCCCATAAGGCCGCGATGGAGGTTGTTCGTAACATTTCCTAATCTATAAGGAGGTGTATGTAAGTGTCTGCGACTCTTACTACGCTTAGCGACATTCTCAAGGAGTATTATCTTGGGCCGGTTGCTGAGCAATTAAATAATGAGGTTCTTCTTCTAAACCGTCTTGATGCGCGTTCAGAGGATTTGGTTGGTAAGCGGGCGTATGTTCCGTTGCATCATGGTCGTTCTACGGGTATTGGTGCTCGCGGAGAGTCGGCCGAGTTGCCTTCCGCGGGTAAGCAAGACTACGATAAGGCCGTGTATGATCTGAAGTATCTGTATGGTCGTGTTGAGGTTACTGGCCCGTCGATGGCTAAGACGAAGAATGAGGCTGGTGCTTTTCTTCAGGCTCTTAAGTCTGAGTTGGATGGCGTTCGTAACGATCTTAAGAAGGATCTGGCGCGTCAGGTGTATGGTGCTGGTGACGGCGTTATTGCTACCGTTTCTTCGGCTACTGGTGCTATTTCTGGTGCTGATGTTACGCTTACGTCGAATGAGGCGCTGCGTAAGGGCCAGATTTATCCCGGCATGAAGTTGGATGCTTATACGGCCTCGTCTACTACGAAGTCGAATACTTCAACTATTGTGGTTTCGTCCGTTAATGTTGATACGGGCGTTATTACTCTTGCCGCTAATGCGTCTACCTATGGGCTTGATGCTGGTGATGATCTTGTTCGTCAGGGTGTTACGCAGGTTGCTGCTGCTGAGGGCAATACTTATTCCTTGTCGGATGAGGTTGATGGTCTGCAGCGTATTGTTGCTGATGCTGCCACTGCGTTTGGTGGTATTACTCCGACGGGTGCTAACTCGTGGTGGGATAATCAGCGCGTCGATGTTGCCGCGGAGAATAGTGGTACGCTGACGTTTGGTCTTATTCAGCAGGGTCTTAATAAGGCTCGTATTGCTGGTGGTATGCCGACGGCGATTATTACGTCGCTTGGTGTTCAGCGTGAGTTCTATAATTTGTTCGCTAATGATGTGCGTTATATTGATCCTGAGTCGCTTAATTATGCTCAGGGTTTTTCGGCGCTGTCGTATAATGGCATGCCTGTTGTGGCGGATATTGATGCGCCGTATGGGAAGATGTACATTCTTGATGAGTCCACGATGAAGGTGTTCTCGGATCAGGATTGGCATTTCCTTGATGCGGACGGTATGACGCTTCGGCAAGTCACGAACTACGATAAGTTTGAGGCTGTTATGGCTCGTTATATGAACCTTGGTGCTACTCGTCGTAACAATCAGATTGTTATGACTGGTATTGAGGTTGATGGTTCGGCTGACGAGGGCTTCTAGTCTGGTAGGGAGGGGCTTCGGCCCCTCCCTATTCTTACATAAGAGGGGGTGACTGTGGCTCGTACTAATGAGAAGTTATGGAAGCGTATTGTTGCTAGTGTTAAGGCTGGTTCTAAGGGCGGTGATCCGGGTGAGTGGAGTGCGCGTAAGGCACAGTTAGCAACTCTTAGGTATAAGAAGGCTGGTGGTGGTTATTCTGGTCCAAAGACTAAGGCTCAGAAGAGTTTGGCTAAGTGGACTCAAGAGAAGTGGCGTC